CTGCGGGTACTATTGACCCATGGCATTATTCGCAAAAATTCACTTCTTTGCCTACTTTGAACTCTACTTTTATCCAAGATACACCTCCTTTGGTTCGTAACTTGGCTGTTGGTGCTGCTGCTAACGGTCAGCAATTGCTCTTAGATGCTTTTTTTGACATTACCGCTGCCCGTCCTTTGCCTATGTATTCTGTACCTGGTCTCATCGACCATTTCTAATATGTTCGGTATTGACGACGCTGCTCTTGCTACTTTAGCTGTTGGTGGGTTGGGTTTTCTTGGTCAAGATAACACCAATTCCGCTAACCAAGCTAATGCTCAAGCTCAAATGGATTTTCAAGAACGCATGTCTAATACTGCATATCAGCGTCAAATCGCTGATATGCAGGCTGCTGGTTTAAATCCTATGCTTGCCTATATGAAGGGTGGTGGTGCTTCCACCCCTTCCGGCGCTGCCGCTAATTTTGTTTCCCCTGTTTCTGCTGGTGCTTCTGCTGCTGGCTCTACTATTACTCCTTCTCAAATTCGCAACACTTCTGCTCAAACTACTAAGACTGAAGCTGATACTTCTAACGTTGAAGCTCAGACTCGTCTTGTAGATCAGACACTTGAAAAGGTTAAAAAGGAAACTCGTAACCTTGATGACGAACAAACTCGTCTTAAGGCTGCTTATATTAATCTTGCTGAATCTTCTGCTCTTATGGCCCAACAAGGCCAAACTGAGGTCTACAAACGTCAAGTTATGGAGGCTACTGCTTCTAAACTTACTGCTGAGGGTCTTATTTCTAGAGCCGAATATGATGCTATGAAAAAGACCGACTTTATTGGTGTTACTGCCCGTGAGGTTAAGGTTCTTTCTGATGTATCTTCTGAGTGGGTTGATAAATTCTTACCATGGCGACAAGGTAAGTCAACTACTGAAGAACATTCTGATATTATTCGTGATAAGGAAGGCCGCGAGGTCGGCCGTTCTCGTTATAAAACCATTCGTTAAAGGATTTTTATGCTTACTCAACCAACCCCTGAACTCGTTCAACTTTATATTCGTTATGCCAATACGCAAAAACGCATTGTCCGTTTACAAGCTGAGCTTGACAACGTTCGTGAACTCATCCGCCAACAAGGAATGTGATATGACTAAACCTATTTTTTTACGTACACCTTACAACTATGATACAAACAAGGCTTCTGATGAAGCTGGTTTGCGTTGTGATGACCCTTCTTTGACTCAACAACAATTTGCTGAAGAAGCTGATATCAATACTATTGTTGATCGTTTTATGAAATCTGGCGTTATGCCTACTCCTTCTGTTATGCCGCAATTTGCGGACTATGAAGGCGTGTTTGATTTTCAAACCGCTATGAATGTTGTAAAAGCTGCTGACGAAAACTTTATGCGTCTTGACTCTAAAGTTCGTGCTCGTTTTAACAACTCTCCTCAACAATTTTTGGAATTTTTCAGCAATGCTGAAAATACTGACGAAGCCGTCCGTCTCGGACTGGCTTTACCCCGTGCTGTTGTAGATTCGCAACGCGAATCTGTAACAGAACAGCCGTCTAAGGCTGAATGATGCTAATATGGGCACAGTGCTTTACTTGATGTAACTGTGCCCATTGACACCAAACCTCTAGGAGAAACTTAATGAAACCTCTATCACGCGCTTCTGTCCATAAATACCACTCAGCGAAGCAATTTCGCGGTAATGTGGGTCGTACTCAACTTGCCAACATCGTTGCTGCTCCTATGCGTGGCGGTATTCGTTTCTGAGGCTTTGTGTGTACTTCCCTATGGTCTCATCCAACACACGGGCCGCTAAAATGCGGTCAATGTGTGGAGTGCCGGTTAGCTTATTCGAGGGAGTGGGCAATTCGCATCACTCACGAACAAATGATGCACGAGAAATCTTGCATGCTAAACCTCACATATAATGATGACCATCTACCCGAACATGGCCAACTATGGAAAGACGATTTGCAACGTTTTTTCAAGCGGTTACGTAAGGCAGGGTTTAAATTTCGATACGTTGCTTCCGGAGAATATGGTGAGAAAACCCGACGTCCCCACTTTCATATTGCTTTGTTTGGAGTGGACTTTGATCGCGATCGTGTCCTTTTTGGTCGTGCTCCTTGTGGTGACCGGACTTACATTTCTAATTCAGTTTCTGAATCTTGGAAATACGGCAACCATCTCATCGGCTCCCTCAATTTTGAATCTGCTGCGTATATTGCTAGATACATAATGAAAAAAATCAAAGGCCCTAATGCTTCACCTATTCCGTTGGCAACAACTGAAGATGGTGAGCTTATTTTGCCTAATCCCGAATTCATGATTATGAGTAAAGGAATTGGCAAATCTTGGTTTCGAGATTATTTCATGTCCGATGTTTTTCCCACGGGTTCCGTGGTGACTACTCAAGGTTCTAGGGCTCCTGTTCCTAGATATTACAAAACTATGTTAAAGGAGATTGGAAATGATTTAGCTCTTGATATGCAATTTCGCTCGTCGGTTCGTGCCGACATGGATGCAGAGCGAGCATTGTACGAAAACCAACCCATCCGAAAAATTGCGAGGCAGCGTGTTGCTGATTCTCGTTTAAAACTTTCTAATCGAACTTTGTAAGGTCAAAAAAATGAATTTGTTTGTTGTTTCTGTTAAAGATCGCGCTTCTGACGTGTTTAATCGTCCTTTTTTCGTTCCTCATCGCAATATTGCTGTGCGTGATTTTACCGATGAGGTAAATCGTGTTGCTGCTGATAATCAGCTTAATAAACATCCTGACGATTTTGATCTTTATTTGTTGGGTACATTTGATGATTCAACCGGCGCATTTTTGCGTGAAGGTTCCCCAACTGTTTTGGTTCGTGCCAAAGATGTAATCACCACTTCTGTTTCTGTTTGACCTTGAGCCCCTTCGGGGGCTTTTTTTTCTGGAGTTTTTATGTTTCATAATCAATCTGCTTCTGCCCATAGTTTTGCTATGGTTCCTAAGTCGGACGTTCCTCGTTCGCGTTTTCAAATGCAAAAGACATTGAAAACTACTTTTGATTCTGGTTTTTTAGTTCCTATTATGTGTGAGGAGGTTTTGCCCGGAGATACTTTTAATGTTAAAGCTACGCTTTTTGGTCGATTGGCCACCCCGTTATTTCCGGTCATGGATAACCTCTATATCGATACCCAGTTTTTCTTTGTTCCTAACCGTCTTGTATGGAACAATTGGGTTAAATTTATGGGGGAACAAGATAACCCTTCCGATTCTATTTCTTACTCTATCCCTCAACAGGTATCCCCTGCCGGCGGTTACGCCGTCGGTTCCTTACAGGACTACTTGGGTTTACCAACGGTTGGTCAGGTTACAGCTGGCCTTACGGTTTCGCACAGTGCTTTACCTGTACGAGCCTGCAACCTCATATATAACCAGTGGTACCGCGACGAGAACTTACAAAATTCTGTTGTTGTTGATAAGGGCGATGGCCCTGATTCTTCTCCTGCCTCTAATTATGTTCTTATGCGTCGTGGCAAGCGTCACGATTACTTTACTTCTGCTTTGCCTTGGCCTCAAAAAGGCGGCGCTTCCGTAAGTATTCCTCTTGGCACTGCTGCTCCTGTTAAATTTACTGGTTCTACTGGTGATGTTGCCCGTATTGGCAACGATGCTGGTGCAAACGGTTTCTTGCAGGCTCCTGCTCTTGGTGCTGTTACTTGGGCTGCCGGTGGTGCTGCTCCTAATATTTATGCTGATCTTTCTGCTGCTACCGCTGCTACTATTAATCAGCTTCGCCAGTCTTTCCAAATTCAAAAACTTTTGGAACGTGACGCTCGTGGTGGTACTCGATATACAGAGATTTTACGCAGCCATTTTGGCGTGGCTTCTCCCGATGCACGCCTTCAACGTCCTGAATATTTAGGCGGTGGTTCTTCTCTTATTTCTATTAATCCAGTTATGCAGACCTCTGCTACTGGTGTTTCTGGTGGTTCTACACCTATTGGTAATCTTGCCGCTTTTGGTACTTTCCTTCATTCTGGTCATGGTTTTACTCAATCTTTTGTTGAACACGGTCACGTTATTGGTTTCGCATCTGTTCGCGCTGATCTTACGTATCAGCAAGGTATGCGTCGATTCTGGTCACGCGCCACTCGTTATGATTTTTATTTTCCTGCTTTCTCTCATCTCGGTGAACAAGCTATTCTGAACAAGGAAATTTATGCTACTGGTAATACCTCTCAAGATAACCAAGTTTTTGGTTATCAAGAACGATGGGCCGAATTGCGTTATAACCCCTCGCAAATTACCGGCCTATTTAAGTCTACTTCTGCGGGTACTATTGACCCATGGCATTATTCGCAAAAATTCACTTCT